GCTGTCGGCTATGTCGTCGGCAAATGAGATAATGGGTTTGGCAAAAGAGGCCTTCCAGAGTTTGTCCACAAAGTCCGGCTGTCCCGACCAGGTCCCGCCGGGACTTTCAAATCTTAGAAAAATCGACTTAGCCCTGTTGTCCTGCAGCATCAGGTCAAGCTGTTCGGACAAAAACTCGATACTTGTCCCCTGCGGCTGGCTGACATCGTTGACCATACTGCTGTACTTGGCGATAACTCCGGTAATCGAAAGCACACCCTTACCATCCGGCATTAATGTATATTTTCGGGTCTCGTTTTCTTCTGTTTTCCGGGTTGATACAACAGCACGTATCTGTTCATCGGAGAGTTTTTCCCCGGTTATATGCCGCTCGACAATTCCGCACAGGGCCTGCAGTGTCTGCCTCTGCATCGCCCATCGGCAGCCGGTCAGGTAATGCTGCAGGAAGTGGTCCTTATTCATTGCTTTTCTGCTCTTTCTGCTGTTGTGTATTTTCCTTATCATCAGCCCCGGCGATGTTCACCGTCGCCGACTTAAAGGTTATTGAAATTCCCAGCTTATCAAAAAGGTTCCTCTCATCTGCAATCTCTTCGAAAACCTCCTCCGGCTCGAACCCCATCTCGCGGACACACTGACTGACTGATTTTTTCAGCAATCGCACATTAATTTCATCCGCCTCGGCGTCTTCGAGCGGTTTGATATACGGCCATCCCGGCCACTGCAGGCCGACGGTGAATATTTCCGGATTTGCCGGTAATTCGCCCGATGCGATGCCGCGGGCAATCTGCCACCTGTACCATGGCATGCACCAGTCCCGCTCGAAAAACCGCTGCCATCTGCGGAAGTTTTTCTGCGCGATAAGCATCGCCCCGCGATAGTTCGAGAAATTCCCCTGCGAAGAGTCCAGCAGTATAAGTTCGAGCGGATACCCGATAGCCACGCCGACGATGCGGCACATCATAATTGTATATGGACTGAAGCTCTCCCCCGGCCGTGTTGCCCCGACCATTTTTATTTCTTCCCCCGGCAGCATGTCGAATACCTGGAAGGGCTCCATCTTTTGTACCTTCTCGAATGTCGAGCTGGTGGAGGTGTCTTCGTTATCCTCGCTGCCCGCCGGAGACTGAATGCTGTCTATATCTCCTCCGGGTTCTTTATTTATCTGCAGGCCCATCATCGCGTTGGCCTCGGCGGCCAGCGACTCGAACTCCAGATAGTTATCGAGCCTGCCGTAAGATGACAGCGCCGCCGCGATTACCGGCAGCCCTCGCGTCTGGCCGAACCGCTTGCGAAACGCCGGCCAGAGCACGTTTTGCCGCAGCACCCTTGCCGATTGGGATTTTCCCGCCGATACCGTAAATCCATCTTTCCCCGCCGGCCGTTGTCTAAGGTGCAGCGCTGTCGGCCTGCCGCGCGGGTCTTTCTCGACGCCAAGCGTAACATTGTCGCCGGAAAAGTTTGAAGGCGTCTCTATCTGGTCCGCCTCGAACATCATAAGGCTGCCATCAGGTCTTTTAATTCCGGCAAAATCGCCGTCGTTCCACACCGCCCGCAGGCCGAGATGACACATCTTGACATAATCAAGTTCGCCGGCGGCGTCGGCATTCTGCGGTTCCATCCGCTGGTGTATATACTTCTTTACTTTTTTGTTCAGCGCTGCATCCTTTGTCCGCGGCACAAAATCAAAATCCGCCCCGAAGATGTTGTCGATTGCCCTGTCCAGCAGGCCGGAAAACAAGGCGCTTCGCCTGTCGTGCATCCGGCAGTATTCCCGCAGCTTGGACAGCGTCATTTTGTCAAGGTGCATATCCGCCGACGCCGTCAGTCCCATTACAAACGACACCGCCCTTCGCAGACGGCTGGATTGTGTTACCTGAAATCCGCGACCGCTCTCCGATGCGCGGCGGATGCGTCTGTCCGATGTCTGCCGCGCGGGTGTGATGGAAGTGTTTTTCTTTTTAGCCACCGAAATCCCCCAGCCTGATAGAACCACTCCCCGCCCTGACCTGTTGGAGCAGTTCTTTTTTCAGTTCCTTCAGGGCGGACAGGTTTGCCCGGTCATACCTGACATCGCCGATTGTATATGACTGCCCCTTTACCGCGATGGTCATAATGGCGACATTGACCGCGGTCAGCATCTCCGCTATAGTGGGTTCGGCTTCACTCATACCCCCAATATCGGGTATAGCCCATTAAAAACACAAGGGGCTGTTTTCCAGATCTGGAAGAAAAATAAAAATTTCTTCATTTTTGTCGAGCCGCACAAACCTGTGTTAAGTTGTGTTGGTTTTTGTTAAGAGAAATTTTATATTTTTTCAGATTTTTTCTCTCCGCATGCGAATTGTTTCATTTATCTGGTAGGAATGCCGCTTGGGTCCGCCGCATTTTACGCTGCGGGTCACAAGAATATCCCCGTTATCTAAAGGGGTTTTTTCGGTGTGGCGAACAAAGAGCCTTCCCTTGCATAACTTGCATCGCGTCTGTCCCGGCACGAACCTTTCGGAGAGCATCTTGGCCGGCGGCGGAGTCTTTGTTTTTACCTCTGCTACGGCGGCGGGTGCGGGTTCTTTTTCCGGTGTGTAAAGTGTTTTTGCCATGTTTTCCCTTTCGTTAATATCTGTTTATGGTTCCAATTCGCCGCCGCGCCCGTGCAGGCATCCGGGCCTGCATCGCCTCGGCGATTTTCTGTTTTGTTTCCGGCGAGTACAGGTCGAACACATTCTTGAAGTACCCCGCCGCCGTGGCATATACGCTTATATCAAGCCCGTGGGTCGGGGAGCCTTCCTTTTTCGGTTCCCATCCCCAGTGCATCCGCGAGCCGGACTTGATAAGTTTTTTATGCTCGTTGGTCAGCTCCTCGAAAAATTCATCGGGCATCTGCGAATAATAATATGTGCAGCCGGGATGTCCGGCGGCCTCTTCGGCCCACTTGGCCACAATGTCTTTGAAGTAATTGACGTTCAGCGTCAGCAGTTTCATCCCCCGGTACTGGCCCGCATACTTTCGGCGGTATTTTCGCCGGGCTTCCGATACCACCTTATCGAGGTCGGATATATGAAAGTATCCCGCCTGGGCGGCTGTGCCGCCGCGTACCGGTATCCATATATTCCGGTACTGCCTGCAGAATTGATATATCGTATCCGAGTCAAAGTTGCTGTCGATAAACCCGCAGAGCAGCATCAGTTCCTTCTGGTCGGTCCGCTGGGCCCACTCGAACGAATGATGTGTCGTCAGCCGGGCCATCTCTTCAAGGTCCGTCTGTCCGTAGGCGATGTCATAGTTGACCATATCGTCGGCGAACCCTTTTACAATCCAGTCGGCCCGCACATTGCCCTGCTGGTCTTCGTGATAGTCGGCGCCGGCCACCAGAATTTTAACATCCGGCGGCACCCTGCCGTAGTCATAGTTGCCCCGCTTGATTATGATACTTGATGTCTCGATTACTTTGCCGATTTCCTTCCAGGGTTCGGCCCGCTGGTTGCGGGTATAGTTTCGCAGGCTCTCTAAGTTGCCGCTTTTTTGCTCTTTTATGGCGGCGACAAATTTTTCCACCTCCCTGCGTACCTGCCAGAACCGCGTATGCAGCATTAAGGAATTGACCCGGTATGTGTAATGATTTCCTATGGGTCTGTCCCCTGTGATTTTTCCATCTTTGGCGATTGCCTGTCCCCGCGCAACCCAGACGCCGTTTGCGTTGGACTGAACCCGCTGGAGTTCGGAAAAATGTTTTTTGCAGTGCGGACACGTATATGCGCTTTTTGCATCGCCTTCCTTGTATGCCGCGGCCTCGAAAAACCGGCCATCCTTGTCCTTTTCGATATAGAGCGTCTCTTTGGACGCCTTGATAAAGTGCCACTGGCCGCAGAGCATACAGGGCACGGCCCATCGTTCGTCGCTGCCGTTGCGGAACTGGCGGTCGGCGGTGTCCCCCTCATTCTGCGGGCTTGTAACGTAGAAGAACCTGCTGTGCAGCCAGAACGTCCGTGTCCGCTCATCGAGTGATTCAAGCGAATCTTCCCCGCTTAACAGTATTTTCCATTTGCCCGGCTCGTCGGCAAGTATATTGCATATCGGGTTATCGGCCATCGATGGTGGGCTGCCCGCCCAGGCCAGGAAGGCTATCATATTATCGAACACCGTCTCCGAGCCGATATTGAAATTTCGTATCTCCCCGCCGGGCAGATGCCGCAGCAGGTATGTATTTTCTTCAAACATCGGCTTGATTCTTGTATTAACCCGGCGTTTAGTATCCGTTTCGCGAGGCATAATAAACAGCGTCGGCCCGGGGTCCTGGTCGGTGATATATCCGAACACGGCGACCAGCAGCGTGCTTTTTCCGCCTTGTATGCAGGCCTCGATGCCAACCTTGACCGGCGGTTCGGAGAGCCGCCGCATCGGCTCCCGGAAAAACGGCGTATAATCGAAGCTGTACAGGCCGGTTACATCGCTTGTCTTTTTGGGCAGTCGGTAATTAGCCTCCATCCAGTCATCTATCATCACCCGGTCGCGGGGCGTGAGAATCTCAATCTCCTCGGCCTGCATCGGCAGAGGGGAGGGAAGATTGACGATTGTAGATTGACGATTGTCGATTGTCATTTTTTATCTGTTATCCACCCCTTATTGATATCCCTGCTGGAATCAAAAAATGCTCTTAGGCTTTTGTCTGGGTAATAAGAAATTGACCACAATCCCCAGGCTATTCGCCGGGTTCTTCTGTTATTCCATTTTCCTGTAAAAAAGTACGGCAGCCACTTAAACCATTTTCCATCTCTGACCGTCAAATCCTGTTCAAATATAATTATCATTTTTCACCTCTCAAATCTTAAATCTTAAATCCGCCTTCGGCGGATAAATTTCAAATTTTTTCACCACGAAGCCCGCGAAGAGCCACGAAGTTATATATATTTATTGTTCTCCTTTTTTTATGATGTTTACTTTGACTGATTCGGGGCAAGTATCCACCTTCATTATTACCATAGGACTTCTCGTGTTTCCTATCATCATCTCACCTTTCGCCAAATCCCCGGATATATCCCGGCTTAGTAAATTACATATCGTTTTATGAAAATCTTTTTGAGATAATCCTTTTGTCTCGGCATCTTTAATCATAAGTTGAGCACGAAATGAAACTTCAACCGCAAATGTCTCATAAATCGGTGATATCTCTTCCCTGCTCCTCTGGCGGATGTTTTCGCAAATAGCGTGTCGGCGTTTTTTCTCATATAAATGCGAGAAAATTACAGCCCCCGCAATTATCAGATAACCAGATATAGCTAAAATCAAAGGCCAGTTTTCCAAAATCTTTTCCATAAAATTCTCCATTTTTTTCACCTCTCAAATCTGATTCCCTGTTTTGAACATTTGAAAATTTATGCTTTGAATTTGTTTAGAATTTAGTTTTTAGGGTTTAGAATTTTCTCCTTCCT